GCCCTAAACCCTACAGAGAAAATACAGCGTATGTACGATCCGCATAACCTGCGGCCTTTGTGTCACGATTGCCACGTAAAGACCCACACAGAGTTAGGCAGATGTGGCAGGGAGGCAAACAAGCAACGTAAGGCAAAGCAGGCGGCAGAGGTAATACAAAATTTTTTTGGAGAGGGCCAAGCGGACTAAGGGGGGGGGCTTTTTTCAAAATGGGGGTATGGCCGTTAAACCTCGCCCCAACCTTTCTGCGATGCGCAGCCAAAATTTGGAAATGCGGAACTTTGGCCGTTATCCTGCATAAATATGCAGCTTTCGCCAAAACCCGCGAAAAATCGGTAAAATAACTAAAAAAGTAACGAAAAAATGGCAAAAACAGTTAGCGATTACGTAAAAGATATTACTAAGACACTGCATAATAATGGAACCTACAGCAAGGGGCTGGATATGCAAATTAAGTCGCTGGCCTCAGCTATGCGTAATTTGGATATGGCAAACGACCAAATAGACGGGCTTACGGAAACCACGGTTTACGAAACCACCCGCTACGGGGAAAAGCTGGCCCCGCACCCGGTATTTAAGATAGCCAAGGAAGCGCAGGAACTAATAACCCGCCAAATGAAAGCGTTAGGGCTTACGGCTGTGGAGCTGTCCGGGAACGTGGACGACGACCCACTGGCAGAGCTTACTAAGAAGCTGACCAAGAAACGCCAGCAGCCTACTGTTATTAAACCAAAGGAGAGCGCAGGCGATGGAGAGCAATAACGAACAGCTGCGGCAAATCTTTATACCGCTGGTAGCGGCTGAGATTATTTGGGACTACGTGGATAAAGCGCACACGTACTGCGCGCAGAACCGAGTAAGCGAAACCATAAAGCTAACCCGTGCTATTAAGGCGATGCACCAAAGCTATAACGAGTACGTGGCCAAATCCTTAGACCGCCAGCACCGGGATAACGTGCGGGCTGCTGCGGATAAGTTTACTGCCGAAAACGCCTACCACCTTACCGTTATGTATTGCACGCTTAGTAATGAAATGCACAAAGCGCACATAGGCGAAGAGATTAAGCACGAAGAGCTACGCGTTATATCGCTTTGCAGTATGGCCCTGCTGCGCGCCCTGCGCATAGTACCGGGCGTTATAGCCCTGCCAAAGCTAAAGGACTTAGACGAAATTATGGAGGCTTACGTTATCCCGTTTGAGATAGACCTAACGCAGAACGTCGATATACTGCAAAAGGTATTAGCCCGTAAGCTGCTGGAGATTGAAGTAAAGGAACCATAACGACTATATGACAGAAGAAGAAAAAGACAAACTGAGGCAGGCCAAAGCAGACGTTAGCGACCTGCTGGCAAACACGGATATAGACCGCTACCGACTGGCAGAGGTGGATAGCCGACTGGATAGCTATGTACGTATGGTAGCAGGCGACCCGGACGGCCACAACCTTTACGAGCAGCTGGCAGTAGCCCGCTTTCTGCGGCTTTGCGAGAAGTACGGCATTAACGTAACCGAGGTATGGCAGTTTGCCGATTTCTACGAAAGCCTATATTTTCCCGGTAAGCGTGGGCAGCAGCGGTACGAGCTAACGCCCGTGCAGTATTTCCAGTTTGCCAGCATCTTTGCTTTTTGGGAGGGTGATAAGCGCGTGGTACGTGAGGTAGTGCTATACGTACCCCGTAAGTTTTCCAAGACTACCAGCACCGCGTCGCTGGCTATCTACGACCTGCTGTACGGCGATGCTAACGCGGAAAGCTATACGGGCGCGAACAGTAGCGACCAAGCTAAAAAGTGTTTCGACGTTATCCGTAACTGCGTGCTGAAGTTAGACCCAAAGGAACGCCGCTATAACGTGAACGAGCAGACCGTTAAGAGTAAGCGCAAAGACCGCAGCGCGTTTGCTCAGTGTTTGACAGCCAATGCCCGAACCAAAGACGGCCTTAACGCCTCTACCGTGATTATGGACGAATTTAGCCAAGCCCGCAGCAGTGAGCTGCTAACCGTGCTTACTACGTCTATGGGCGTGCGAGAGAACCCGCTAACGGCTATTATTACCACCGCGTCGGACGTATTCGACGGCCCTTTTTACGAGATGCTGCAAGGCTACAAAAGCGTGCTGCTGGGAGAGTACGAGGACGACAGCGTTTTTGCTCATATCTTTGAGCCGGATTTAGACGACGCAGAGGACGCAGAAACGACGTGGAAAAAGGTACACCCGCATTTAGGTATTACCGTGTCGCTGGAGTTCTATAGGCAGGAATATAAGAACGCTGTACGCAACGGTAGCGAGGCCATGCTGGCTTTCCGTACCAAGCTGCTTAACCTCTACGCAGAGAACGAGCAGCGCGCGTGGATAAGCAGCACACTGGCCCGCCATATTAGCAAGCCTGTGGTACTGGAGACTATTAAGGGCAGGCCCGACGCGATGGTAGCTATAGACCTTAGCGAAAGCGACGACTTTAGCGCGGTTACTATGGGTATGTACGACCCGAAGCAGAAAAACTTTTATTTCCATACGGCTTACTTTTTCCCGGAGGGCGCGCTACCCGGACACCCAAACGAAAAGCTATATAGGACGTGGGCAGAAAGGGGCTTTTTGATACTGACCAAAGGCGACGTTATCGACTACCGCGCGATAGTGGACTACGTGCTAAAACTTAACGGCTATGTGCGTATATTGGGCATCGGTTACGACCCGTGGAAAAGCCAAGAGGTTATAAATATGCTGGCCGCGTCGGGCGCGGGTAACGTGATTACCGGCATACGGCAGACCTACGGAAACTTTACCGCGCCAGTAGAAAGTTTTGAATACGGAGCCAAAACGGGCCATATCTTTATAAACGATAACCCGATTAACGCCTACTGCTTTGGTAACGCTGTGCTGGATAGTGATAAGCTGGAGAACACTAAGCCAGTTAAGCGAAAGCAGACGCAAAAGATAGACGGCGTAATTACTAAGCTAATGTGCCTGCGCCTATTTATCGACTACGAACGCTAACAAGAAAACCCGCCTTTATAGGGCGGGCTTTTTTAGTCTATTGTAAAACCAAAAATTTGCATTTTTTTACATTTGTTAGAGGAAAAGGCGCATTTTGTCCCCCGTTTTTTAACATTTTCGGGTACCAAATTACCGATTTTCGGGTAATGATAGAGATATAACAGATTATTCGATGGGAATACTACGCAACATAAAGAACATTTTTAGACGTAGCGAGGATAGCGAACAGCCTAAGCCAGCACAGCAGCCAAGCCCTGCAAGAACCGGGGCTATTAACTTGTTGGCCCCTGCTGGTACTGAGCTGTCTATCGCTACCGTGTACCGCTGCGTAAACCTTTTGGCCGATAGCGTGGCTAACCTGCCAGTGCAGTATATGCGCCTAAAGGGGGATATTTTTACAGAGGATAAAGCCAGCCGCTTACACTACCTGCTGAACGTGCAGCCCTGCCCTTATATGTCGGCAGTGGACTTTTGGCGTTTAGTGGTGCAGTATCTTTTACTCAACGGTAACGCGTATATCGTTCCTATCTACGACTTTGTTACTATGGACGTGGCGCGTTTGGCTTTGGCTGACCCTACGACAGTGGCCCACGATACTACAAACGATAAGTACACTATAAACGATTTTAACGCGGGTATCAGTGGCACGTTTGCAGAGGACGAGATTATACACATTAAGAACTACAGCAGGGACGGCAAAACGGGCCTATCTACGTTAGGCTTTGCCCGTGTAACTACCACTATTACCAGTACCGGCGATAACGAGACGCTTAACCGCTTCGCTAACGGCGGTAACGTGCGCGGCATCGTTTCCAACGATACCAGCGTGCGCGGCTTTGGCGAATACCAAGACGAAGAGCTGGAGAAAACGGCGGTAGATTTGGACGGCAGATTTAGAGCTGGGGAGCGTATCGTATCGCTGCCCGGGCAAGTGCAGTTTAGCCCGATTTCGCTAAGTTCTACAGATATGCAGTTTTTGGAAACGCGTAAGTTTAGCGTCCGCGAAATCTGCCGATTCTTTGGCGTACACCCGTCTTTTGTCTTTGACGACACAAGCAATAACTACAAATCTGCGGAAATGGCTAACGTGGCTTTCCTCAGTACCACGCTTAACCCTATCCTGCGTAAGATTGAGGTAGAGCTACACCGTAAGTTAGTAGCCCCTACGCTTTGCTGTAAGCGTCTTTTCCAGTTTGACCGACGCGGCTTATACGCCTGCGATTTGGATAGCCGCGTAAAGTACCAAACCGCTACTATCGCGGCAGGCATCTACACTGTAAACGAGTGGCGCAGGGAAGAGAACAAGCCAGCTGTAGAGGGCGGCGATACTGTACTGGTATCTGCTAACCTTAGAGGCATAACCGAGGCCAGCAAGCCTGCGCAGCCTATAGAACCAAGTAAAGAACCAAGTAAAGAACCTAACGAAGATGGCGAAGAGTAAAGAAACCGTAATAACCCGTATGCTGCATACGGCTGCGGGCTTACACGTCCGCGAAGCTGGAGAGGGAAAGGAAAGCCGTACTATTACCGGCTACGCTATCCTTTTTGGCGTACCGTCTGCGCCTTTGTATGACTACGACGACGAAGAGGCGCGCGAAATTATCGCACGCGAAGCCGTAACCAAAGAGCTGCTGGACGGCTGCGATATTAAAATGACTATGTTCCACGACCGCCAGCTTATCTTAGCCCGCAGTAAGAACGGCAGCGGCACGCTTACCTACAGCGTGGACGATAAGGGCGTGGCCTTTGAGTTTGAGGCCCCAAATACAGCGGACGGCGATAAGGCACTGGAGCTGGTACGCCGTGGCGATATTTCGGGCTGTAGCTTTATGTTTATGACCCACTATTACGATAGTGCCTACGTATCGCGCGACGTTAAGCGCGAAAACGGTAAGACCGTGGTAACGTACACCGTTAAAACTATTACCGGCGTGTACGACTTTACACTGGCAGCCGACCCCGTTTACCCCGATACTAACTGCGAGGCTGAGGCCCGCGAACTGGTTAGGGAGCTGCGGGAGGTTGGTAAGCCTAAGACCGATATTAACAAAGTACGCGAGCAGGTGCGAGAAATGCGCCGCGCTGCTTCGCAGTCTTTATAATGAATTATTTGTTTAACTCTAAAAGTTTTTTGATTTATGCACAAGACAACTTTTAACGTGCGCGAGTTGGTAAACAAGTACCAAACCAACTGCGAGCGCATTAGCGCGATTGCCGATGCGTGCGAAAAGGAGCAGCGCGAGCGTAACGAGGCCGAGACCAAGGAGTACGAGGCTATTATGCGCGAGAACCAGCTGCTACAGATGAAGATGCAGGCTGCCGCTGCCGAGCAGATGCGCGAAAATCCTAACACCGTCGCAGACGCTAACGAGATTATCCGCGAGAATATGCAGGCAGGCCGACAGACGCAGATTATGTTAGTACGCGGCGACGATACTACTACAGCTTTCGTTATGACCACCGACGTAAAGGGTAGCGGTATTATCCCTATCAAGGTGCAGGATATTCTCGACCCACTGGTAGAGGGCCTTATCCTTAACAAAGTTGGTCTGCCTTTGCCTACTGGTTTGGCAGGCGATTACGTTTGGCCAACCTACGAGACCGTAGAGGCTACTATCGCAGGCGAGGGCGTAGCACTCAGCGACACCAAGATTTCTATGTCTAAACTTACCGCTTCGCCTCAGCGTGTAGGTATCGCTATTCCAGTAACCCGTCAGTCTATGATACAGACCGAGGGTATTTTGGAAATGATTGTTAAGAAACTTATGCCGCTGGCCGTGGCTAAGCTGCTTAACAAAATCCTTTTCAGTACCACAAAAGTAACTGGAGCTACTACACTGGTAGGCCCGTTTGTCGGTTTGACCGCCAAGGCCGCTGCCTTTAGCGCAGAGCCAACCTTTAAGGAGTTTAACACACTCAAGGCTAAGGTACTCGCTACCGGCGTGGACGGCGATAACCTTTGCTGGGTTATGACCAAATCGCAGAAAGCTATCGCCGAGGCTACACCAAAGGACGCAGGCAGCGGTATTATGGTTTGTGAAAATGACCATATCGCAGGTTTGCCAGTGTTCACTACTAACTATATCGGCGAGGGTAATATCGGTTTGGGCGATTGGCGTTACCAGCCTATGGGCCTTTTCGGTGAGATTTCATTTATCATCGACCCTTACAGCCAAGCACGTAAGGACGCTGTAGATTTCGTACTTAACGCTAACTACGGCACTACTACTTTGCGTAAGGAGGCTTTCCAGCTTGCTAAGGTTGCAGAGCCAGCCGCAGCAACAAGCGCAGGTGCAGGCGCGTAAGTGAGTATTAACATACGTAGAAGTTTATAGCGTTTAGTTATGGCTACAGTGGATTTAGAACTGCTTAAAAAACACGTCCGCGCCGACGATTTCGCCGACGATGACGAGTATTTGCAGCACCTTTTAGATGCTGCGGAGCAGTACGTATGCACTGCCACTAACCGAAAAGAGGACGAACTGCTGGAGGCAGGCGGGGGCAAGTTCCCCGCTATGCTACAGCAGGCCGTCTTACTTATCGCAGGACACTGGTACAACCAGCGCGAAGCCGTTAGCGGCGTGCAGATGGCCGAAGTACCCTACACTATGCAGGCCTTAATTAAACCCTATCGTAAACTGGTAAGCGATACGACCGTATGAGAGCAGGAACCCTAAAGTATAAACTACAGCTGTTAGAGCCGAAACGCGTAACCGACCGAATGGGCGCAGAGCGTACCGAGTACGTACCCGTGCAGGTAGTACGCGCGGAACGTGTACGCGCTACTGGTAGCCGTAGCGAGGAAGTGGGCGAACATTTCCCGGCGCATACAGCGGAGTATAATATACGCGATGCGCACCCCGTGCAGGAAAACTGGAGGGCGCAAGAGCTGGGGGGCTGCCTCTATACGATTGTGTCGATAGTGCCAAATAAGGATAGGGGCTATAATACCCTACTTTGTGACCGTGTAAACGAATAATACCCTACCATTATGGCGCAGACTATCGAGTACGACGACAAGAATTTGCAGCGGTTATTCGCTGAGCTGGAGCCTAAACGCAGATTGCAGGCGATTAAGGGCGGTTTCCGCAGGGAAGCCAACCAAGTACGCAAAACGGCTATAAATAACCTGCGCAGTAGTATTAGCTCTAATAAGGATTTGGAGAAAGGCATACGCGCTATAGTATTTAAGCGCGCTGCTGGTTTCCGGGTTACGGTTGGTACTAAGAAAGCTGGCAAAAACGGTAAGGGAGAGGCAGGATTTCACACGAACCGGCCGGGACTTAAAAAGCCTATTTTGATATGGGCCGAAGAGGGAACCGAGGAACGTAAGACGAAGCCGAAGCAGGGCAGCCGCTTACGCGCGGACAGAAAGCGCGAAGCGCACCGTACCGGCAAAATGCGGCGATACGGATTTATGGAGCAGACCCTTAACAGCGTCCGCGACACCGTAACCGCAGATATTCGGGAAATGGTAACAGATAACGTAACGAAAGTAGCAGATAAGTATGGCTGTAAATAAAACGAGTTTATCCGCAGGCGAAATTATCCGTGCTATCCTTATCGAAGATAGCGAGGTGGCAGCCCGCACTAACAAGGTTTTCCCGGTAGCGACAGATAGCGCAGAACTGCCCTATATCCTCTACCGACGTACACAGCTAACCAAGGAACCCGTTAAGGGCAGCAGGGGAGCCGATACCGTGGGTATCGAGGTACTTTGCTATTCTGCGGACTATACCGAGGGCGTGGAACTGGCCGAAGCTGTACGCGGCGCGCTTGATAACGCGCAGGGCGAAAAAGACGGGCTGGTAATGCGCAGCTGCGTGCTTTCGGATAGCGAAGAGGGCTGGCAGGCCGATGCGTATGTGCAACAGTTAGTATTTGAAGTAAAGATTTAACGATATGGCAGGAACAAAGACGGGCTACTGTAATGGTAGTGATATGCTGCTTTATGTAGGCGGCAAGGCAGTGGGTAGCTGTACCAGCCACACCACTACGTTTAACAGTGAAACCAAGGAGCGCGCCGTTAAGCCAGTGGCAAGCGCGCCTATTTCCGGCGGCCTTTGGAAGAAAAAGGGCGTGGTAGGGCTTTCTTACGCTATCAGTGCCGAGGGTTTGGTATTCTATAACGAGACCGAAAACGGCTTTAAGTCACTTTTCGCGCTGTGGAAAGCTGGCAAGAGCGTAGAGGTTAAGTGTATGGAGCGCGAAAACAGCGAAAAGCCTTATTTGGTTGGTAAGTGCGTTATCGCTTCGCTGGAGCGTACCGACCCTGCTAACGACGATGCTACTTACAGCATTTCGTTAGAGAATGACGGCGAGCCTACCACACTCGACGAAACCGCTATTACTGAGGACACAGCAAAGTAACGACTATGGCAAAGACTACTATAGAAGTAAACATTAACGGCGTAGCATACCCCTGCCGTCCTACGATGGGGGCTATGCTGCGTTTCAAAAAGGAAACCGGCAAAGAGGTAACAGAGATTACCACCGATAATTTTAGCGACCTTTGCACGTACCTTTACTGCTGTGTAGCGTCTGCCTCAGCAGCCGATAAAAAGCCGTTTGATATGTCCCTTATGGATTTCGCGGACGCGTTATCTACTGAGGATATGGAGAATTGGGCCAAGGCTATGCAGGCGGGGGCTGCCGATGGTGGCGACGCTGAAAAAAAAAGTTAGAGCCTAAAGGCATCTACGATTTACTGGGTATCGCGCTGGCCTGCATACACCTTTCTTACGACGACTTTTGCAAAATGGATTTTTCCGATTTTGAGGCCGTGTATAAGGCGTATGTAGAGCAGCGCGATATTATGTATAAAGACCAGTGGGAACGTATGCGACTGCTGGCTACGATAACCATACAGCCACACTTAGCCAAGAACAAAAAAGTAACACCCGAAAAGCTGTTACCTTTCCCGTGGGATAAGAAAAAGGGCAAACGCGCCAAAGCAAAGGAAAAGGGACTTACCCCGGAGCAGCAGCGCAAACGTATGGAGGAATTAGTTAAGAAACTGGGCGATAGCCTCTAATTTTACCAGTATGGCAGGAAAAAGCACTATTTCTATAACCTTTAAGCTGGACGGCGATAGTAAGAGCTTTAAGGATTTGGCCCGCGATGCTGACGGGCTAAAAAAGGTTATCACGTCCACACTATCCGAGGCTGAGCAGCTAAAGGGCAATGTTATTAACTTTGCTGCTTTGGCTACTGGCATCAACGCAGCGCAGCGTAGTTTTAACCAGCTACAAAGCGGTATGCAGGATTTGGCCGACGCTTACGCCGTGCAGGAGGTAGCAGAAACCAAGTTAGCTACCGTTATGGCGCAGCGTATGGGCGCGACCGACAAAGAGATTAACAAGATTAAAGAACTGGCCAGCGCGCAGCAGGAAATAGGCGTTATCGGCGATGAAGTGCAGCTAAGTGGAGCGCAGCAGATAGCTACGTTTCTTAACGAGGCAGACAGCTTAGAGACGCTTATCCCGGCTATGAATAACCTTTTAGCGCAGCAAAAGGGCCTCAATGCTACCACCGGCGACGCGGTAAGCGTCGGTAACTTGATGGGTAAAGCAATGATGGGCCAAGTGGACGCGCTTAAAAAGGTTGGTATTTCATTTACGGAGGCTGAGGCTAACGTAATTAAGTACGGAACCGAGCAGGAAAAAGCCGCGATGCTGGCAGCAGTTATACAGAATAACGTCGGCGAAATGAACGCCGAATTAGCCAAGACGGACAGCGGTAAGCAGCAGCAGTTAAATAACACGCTGGGCGATATGAAAGAACAGTTAGGCGGGCTGGTAAAAGGCGCGCTGCCGTTTGTCACTATCGCCGCGCAGAGTACGCAGGCACTGGCCAGCATTACGACGCTGGTAAAGGGTATTAAAACCCTATCCGTAACGCTGTACGCGTCCGCTAAGGCTTTCGTAGCCTCTACCGTGGCTATGGTAAAGAACAAGGGTGCAGCTTTGGCCGCGGCCGTTTCACAGAAAATCGTTACCGCAGCTACTACCGCGTGGACTGCCGTACAAAAGGTACTAAACTTAGTGCTTACGGCTAACCCTATAGGCATCGTAATTACAGCTATCGGCGCGCTGGTTGCAGCCGTTATCTATGCTTACAATAACTGCGAGGGTTTCCGTAAGGTAGTCGATAAGGTTTGGGAAGCCATAAAGCTGCTGGCTAACGCGATTATGAACGGGCTGGCCAAAGCGTTTGAATGGCTGGTAGAGAAGTGTAAAGAGGCGTGGGAATGGCTTAAAAATATCTTAGGCTTAGGCGGCAAAAAGGTGGACGTATCGGTAAACGTGACGAAGCCGAAAGCAGCCCCTAAGATTGATTTAGGCGAAACGCAGGCCAAATACGCTAACGCTGGCAAACAGCCTAAGACCCCAACCACGGGCAAAGCCCCAAAGGTAGAGGCCCCGGTATTCGACGACAACGCCAGCACGCTAAAGGCGATTACCGATAATATAGATATACTGCGTAAGAAGCTACAGACGGCCAGCGTAGAGGAAGCAGCCCTAATTAACCAGCAGATAGCTGGCTGGCAGGAAAAGGCCGACGCTATCAAGAACGCGGGCAAAGCTGCGGACGATAATACGCCGCTGTGGAAAGAGGACGCGGCCACACTGCGCGAAATAGGCGATAATATAGCTATCCTGCAAAAGAAGCTACAGACCGCCAGCAAAGAAGAGGCCGCAACGATTAACCAGCAGATAGCTGCGTGGAACGCTAAGGCCGATGCTATCAAAAACGCGGGTATGGCTGTAGATAACGGCCCGCTTTGGAAAGACGACGCTAAAACCCTAAAGGATATAGGCGGTAATATCCAAATACTGAC